GGCTCCAGTACTGAACGAAGAATCAGCTGGTAAGATCCAAGATCACCACCGTAAAGCAGTAACTGCTGCTATCCTAGAAAACCAAGAAAAAGCAATGATCGAAGAACGTGCTGCTTCACAGGGTTTCCTAGCAGAATCTCCAACTAACGCAACTGGTTCTGCCGTCGCTAACTGGGATCCAGTTTTGATCTCTCTAGTACGTCGTGCAATGCCTAACCTAATGGCATATGACGTATGTGGCGTTCAGCCAATGTCAGGCCCAACTGGTCTTATCTTTGCAATGAAAGCAAAGTATACTTCACAGACTGGTGATGAAGCACTATTCGGCGAAGCAAACTCTGCATTCTCTGGTACTGGTACACAAACTGCTGAATCATCAGGTATGTCTGGATTCGACGAGGCCACTGGTCTTGGTCGTGAACTAGATGCTGCTGGTCGTCCAATCGCTACTTCAGCTGCTGAAGCACTCGGTGAATCTGGTGGTACTGACTTCGCAGAAATGGGTTTCTCAATCGAGAAGCAATCTGTTGTTGCTAAGTCACGTGCACTTAAAGCAGAATACTCTCTAGAACTTGCACAAGATCTTAAAGCAATCCACGGTCTTGACGCAGAAACAGAATTGGCAAACATCTTGTCAACTGAGATCCTAGCAGAAATCAACCGCGAAGTAATTCGTACGGTTAACACTCAGGCAGTTCTAGGTGCTCAACAAGCATCAATCGCGAACGCTGGTGTTTTCGATCTAACTTCAGACGCAGACGGACGTTGGTCAGCAGAGAAGTTCAAGGGTCTAGTAATTCAATTGGATCGTGAAGCGAACGAAATTGCTAAGACAACTCGTCGTGGTAAGGGTAACATCGTAATCTGTTCATCAGACGTTGCTACTGCACTTGCTGCTTCTGGTCAGTTGGACTATCAAGTAGGCGCTGGTCTACAGGTAGACGATACTGGTAATACTTTTGCTGGTACTCTAAACGGTCGTATGAAAGTCTATATCGATCCATACGCCTCAATCGACTACTGTACTGTTGGTTATAAGGGTTCTAACGCTTATGACGCAGGTGTTTTCTACTGCCCATATGTTCCATTACAAATGGTTAAGGCAGTATCTGAAGATACTTTCCAACCTAAGATTGGTTTCAAGACGCGTTACGGAATGGCTGCAAACCCATTCGTTACTAGCGCTAATGCTAATCAGGATATCTCATCAAGTAAGGGCGTTAACACATACTACCGCATCTTCCGTGTTGATAACCTAATGGTTACTGTATAAGATACATAAAAAATAGAACTAGGTATACCTAGTCGTTTTAAGGGAGTCTTCGGACTCCCTTTTTTTATGCTTATAAATAACTACGAGTAAGTAAGGAGTACGACGGCCAAGGATGGCACTTATTACCCGTATAAATACAGTGAACCAGAGGATATATTATGGCATTAACAGATAATAAAAACTTATTGCAACCCACAGGATTCCGTGTTATAGTGGAAAGAGAAAACTATGGCAACCTAGAATTCTTTGCGCAAGCTGTGTCACATCCAGGCGCAACTGTCTCTGCGGTCGAAATCCCAGTACCTAGAATCCAAGGATTGCCTATGCCAGGCGACACCATATCTTATGGTGAACTCTCGTTAAATTTAATTCTAGATGAAGAACTCTCTGCATATAAAGAAGTTCAAAAATGGTTAGAAGATTCCGTATATGGTACACGTGATGTTATACACCACGATATCTCTGTACTCATTCTAAGTAGTCACAATAACTCTTGCGCAAGAATAAATTATAAAAACTGTATACCTACTCAGTTAGGTGCTATAGAATTTAGTTCTACAGCTGGTGATGTGACGTACGTAAACTTTGATGCGACCTTTAGATTTACGGAATTTGTTTTGTTATGAGTCTGACTAAGTTTCCGATTAAGAATATTAATGTTTTAAGTATTCTTGAGGACTTTCGTTATACCTATCGAGAGTTGTATCAACCAGAGAAGACTAACAACTGTCTGTTCCCCGAAATGAAAGGTATGGGGGATCACTATACTGGTGAAGATGAAATGTGGCGTATCATTGACATGGGAGAGGATCATGACGGTGCTGCATCTACCTCTGTATGTTATGCAATCAAACCAGATCACTATAACGGTACCCACCCAGAAGAGTACTCGAAGACGTGGAATGGTCTAAATATGTCTTTGACCGAAGAACTGGGGGTGCAACACAGTGCTCTATCTACTCTATATCCACCCCAAGGGTTTATTGGTTGGCATAATAATGCAAATGCCTCTGCGTACAATATAATATTCACTTGGTCAGAACATGGTGAAGGATGGTTCAAGTATGTTGACCCCAAGACTCAAGAGGTCATAACGATCCAAGATGAGAAGGGTTGGAACTTGAAGGCAGGACACTTCGGTACATATGGGTCTGGTGATGTAGTTTACCATTCTGCAAAGACAGATTGTTATAGGCTGACTTTAAGTTACACGCTAGGACATGACGAAGATTATTGGAAAGATTGTATTGATTTTATAACAAATCCGTGATATAATGAACATATAAGTACTACTTGAATTGAAGGATATTTTATGATTGATTTGGACTCCGTTCTTAAAGAATGGCAGGAAGACTGTCCCATCTCCCAACATCAGTTGGATGAGGTGTCTAGACAAACCCCATCGTTACACGCAAAATACTTGCAGTATCTGGCACTCGCCAAGTTACAACTCAAACGTTCTGAAAACATTCAGAAGACGTTACTCAAACAAAAGTTCTTATACTACAACGGAAAGATGTCTCAAGAAGAGATCTTAGCGACTGGGTGGGATTTAGACCCATTGAATGGTCTGCGCATGTTGAAGGGTGAGATGGAATACTACTATGATGCTGATCCTGAGATTCAGAAGTCTGAAGAGAAGCTCACCTACTATAAAACCCTTATAGAAACTCTGAAGGATATTGTGGATACTTTGAAGTGGAGACACCAAACTGTCAAAAATATGATTCAATGGCGGATGTTTGAAGCGGGTGGTTAAGGAACATATAAGTATATCTATAAAGGTAAGGTATGATATGTATGATGAACAGGATCTAAAGAAAGCAGAACAACTGCATTTTCTAGGACATAAAATTGATATAGAAGTTATTGAGTTAGCAAAGATTATTTATGAGCGTAGACAACAAGATTCGAATCAGGATGGTCAACCACAGTTACTTCGCGGTTGAAGCACATCCAGCACAGGAACAGGAGTTAAGAGAATACTTTTCTTTTTTCGTGCCTGGCTATAAGTTTATGCCCGCGTTCAAGTCTCGACACTGGGACGGTAAGGTTAAACTTTATAACATGGTTTCGAAACAAATGAATGTGGGTCTGTATACTCACCTTCGTCGTTTCTGTGCAGATCGTTTTTATCAGTTGGAGATACTCGAACACGAGGTCTATGGAATACCCTCCTTCAAGGAAGACATAGACCACCCCGCTCTAATTGACTTCTTGTCAGTTTTGGATGTTCCTTTCAAACCTAGAGACTATCAATACAAGGCTATCGCACATGGAGTCGAGAACAGACGATGTCTTCTGTTGAGTCCTACGGGTAGTGGTAAGTCTTTCATTATATACAATCTTCTCCGGTATTGCTATGAAGTGACCGAAGGGAAGATATTGGTCATTGTCCCAACCACCTCTCTGGTTGAACAGATGTACAAAGACTTTTCCGACTACGGTTATGACGTGGATGAGTTCTGTCATAAGATCTACTCTGGTAAGGAGAAGGTTACTGATAAGAGAGTTATCATCTCTACATGGCAGTCAATCTACAAGTTTGGTAAAGAGTGGTTCGAACAGTTCAACACAGTCTTTGGAGATGAAGTACATCTTTTCAAAGCAAAATCTCTCTCTGGTATGATGGACAAGTGTACAGAAGCACAGTATAGATTTGGTCTTACTGGTACGCTTGACGGTACTGAGACTAACAAGTTGGTACTAGAAGGTTTGTTCGGGCCTACGTTTACGGTGACACGCACCGTGGAATTGCAGAAGGCTAAACAACTTGCGGAGTTAGACATATCAATTCTGTTGTTAAGGTATCATAGTGATATCTGTAATATGATGAAAGACAAGAACTATCAAGAAGAACTTGATTATATTGTCACATATGAACCACGTAATAAGTTTATAAGTAAGATTGCAATAGATCAAACGGGTAACACTTTAGTTATGTTTCAGTTTGTTGAGAAGCA